CAATCAGACTCATTGCGAAGTTGTAATACCGGTAACATTGGACATAACCAGAGTTGATGGTGAAAAATAGGAGGATGTACTATGCCAGATTGGACAAAATCTATGACACAAACGTATGAATATTATTTAGTAGATCCTGTTTCCTGGTTGGATGAATCGAAAATAGATTGTATCCTTCCAGGAACGACCATTAATCGAGATTCAAGTTTAGAAACATTGGGGTCGGCTTCAATTCCGACTATTGAGAGGTTAGATGAGTGTTATGTTCGGATTTATCTGGTAACGATTCAAAATGGAATCATGGAACGAACACCATTAGGAACATTCCTTGTTCAAACCCCAGAGGAAAGTTTCGATGGCAAAGTATCATCGATCACTTTAGACGGATATACTCCGTTAATTGAACTGAAAGAAAAGTTGATGCCGATAGGTTATTCACTGAACAAAGGTGAAAACGTAATGGACAGCGCATATCTTATTGCAAAATCCAACATGCGTGCACCAGTAATATCTGCATCAAACAACGATAAACTAACTGCTGCGTTCGTTGCCAATGCCGATGATACATGTCTTAGTTATGAACGAGATCTATGCGCTAATTCTAAATTTGAATTAGGATTGGATTCGTTATCCAGATTAATTTACAAGCCGGTCAGAAGTATTGCTGCTTTGAATCATGTATGGACATATAATGATGACAACAGCTCAATCTTGGAACCAGATGTAGAATTTACTCGCGATTTATATGGTATTCCCAATGTAGTTGAAGTTGTTTGTTCAACCACAAAAACGACATACTATGCAAGAGCAGTAAACAACAAACGCAGTAGTCCTATATCCACAATAAATCGTGGACGAGAAGTAGTATATCGTGAAACAAGCCCATCTTTGATCGGAAACCCGACGAAGGCCGAAGTAGATGAATATGCAGAACAGCTGTTAGAATCACTTTCCAATGTCGAATTATCTGTATCATACACTCACGGTTATTGCCCAGTTAAACTTGGGGATTGTGTGATGCTAAACTATCAGCGAGCAGGACTTACCGGAATTAAAGCTAAGGTTGTAAGTCAAACAATAACTTGTGAGTCTGGGTGTTCTGTATCGGAAAAAGCAGTATTTACGCAAAACATGTGGAGGTGACTAAATGGATCTTTCAAATAACTTGATCTCAAAGTTTATTGAAGTGATGTCGCCTCGAGAAACAAAGAATACTGGATCTGTAATGTATGGAACAGTAGAGAAAAGAAACGACGAGGTCATGGTCAAGCTTGATGGGTCTGAATTATTAACACCAGTTTCAACAACGGCTGATGTTATTAATAAAGAACGTGTTATGGTCATGATACAGAACCATACCGCAACAATTGTCGGTAATGCATCATCACCATCAGCAAGAAGCGATGATGTAAATGAATTAAAAGAAATTGTAGCAGACAAGGTGAGCACTAGCGATCTCGAAGCAGAAAGAGCCAGAATTAGTGTTTTAGAAGCGGATAACGTTACAATAAACCAGACATTAACAGCTCAATCAGCTGATATTTCAAGTCTTAAGACAGATAAGGCTGATGTTAAGACATTAGAAGCAGAGAAAGCCAGAATCGATAGCTTAGAAGCTGACAATGTCACAATAAACCAGACATTAACAGCTCAATCAGCTGATATTTCAAGTCTTAAGACAGATAAATTGGATGCTGAGACAGCAGAATTAAAATATGCAAATATAGACTTCTCTAATATAGGAGAAGCTGCTATGAAATATCTATATTCTGAATCCGGTTTGATTAAAGATATTGTAATTGATCATGGATCAATAACTGGCGAATTAGTTGGAGTAACTATCAGCGGTGACTTGATTAAAGGTAATACCATTGTGGCGGATAAGCTTGTGGTTAAGGGTGAAGATGGACTGTACTACAAGCTTAATACAGATGGAAATACAATAGAAAAAGAGCAGACAGATTTTAACAGTTTGAACGGCAGCGTTATAAAAGCAAAATCCATTACTGCTACTAAAATCTCAGTTGATGACTTGGTTGCTTTCGGGGCAACTATTGGCGGTTTTCACATTTCTAAAGATGCTATATTTTCTGGAGTAAAAGAATCAGTGCTTAATACTACCAGAGGTATATATCTCGATAATTCTGGTCAGATTTCATTTGGCGATTCGGCAAATTATATTCGATATTTTAAAGAACAAAACGGCAAATTCAAGTTAGATATTGCAGTTGAGTCATTATCTATAAAAAGTAGTGACGGTATCGATGTTGATATTTCAGATACCATTGACAAAATTAAAAATGATATCGATACAGTACGAGACGAAATTACAACTTTGTTGAGAATCGAATCATCGCGAGGTACTGTATTTAAAAATAATGCTATATCGACCGTGTTATCGGTTGTTGTATATCATGGAAAAGATCGAATAACCGATATAGACAAATTACATGAAGTATATGGAAACACAGCTTATATTCAATGGAAGTGGCAAAGACTTGACGAAGAAACGTATGGGATTATATCATCCGCCGACTCGAGAATGGGTAATGGCGGATTTTCTTTTACCCTTTCACCGAATGATGTAGATACAAAAGTTACTTTCATGTGTGAACTTATTACTGATTAAGGAGGAAATTCAAATATGGCTATAAAAGCAGCAGATCAGATTACAATGATTGATGTAACTGATGCATATTCAGTAATGCTTACGAGTGAAGCATATACATTTGTAGGAGGGACAGCGGGCGTTGCAGCTGGACAGACTTGCTCTACTGAAGCGGTGGCATTCTGCGGACAGAATCAGTGTTCTTCGGTGACCGTTGATGCAAAGGCAATAACATGTCCAACCGGTATTTCAGCCACAGTCGAAAACAGTGGAACTTCAAAAGCTAAAATTACATTTACAACAACTGCAACGATTGCGGTAGCTTGTGAAGCAACAATCCCTGTTGTAGTTGATGGTATTACTGTAAATAAGAAGTTCTCATTTGCGGTTGCTAAAGCCGGGACAAATGGTCAAAATGGAAAAGATGGAAAAGACGGCACATCGGTCACCATCAAATCCAAGTCAGTGACCTATCAGGTTGCTTTGAATGGAACCACAGTACCTACCGGAACATGGAGCGATATACTTCCTTCTGCTGGAACGGGACAATATCTCTGGACAAAAACAACGGTAATATATAATGATGGGACGAAGACAGAAGCATACGGTGTTTCTTATCAGGGTAAAAATGGTAAGGATGGATCAAACGGTACTGATGGAACATCCGTTACAGTCGCCAGTACTTCTGTTACTTATCAGGTCAGCGCGAACGGAACCACAGTACCTACCGGTACATGGAGTAATATAATTCCTTCCGTTACCAATGGTCAGTTTTTATGGACAAAAACTTATGTTAAGTATTCAGATGGAAAAGAAACCACCTCTTATGGTGTTTCTTATAAAGGTACAAATGGGACAAATGGAAAAGATGGTGCAGCAGGAGCCGATGCGATTAATCTTACGATTACGTCAAGTAATGGTATAGTATTTAAGAACAACAATGGTTCGACAGTATTAACGGCGCAGGTATTCAAAGGCGGAGTTGAGCAGTCCATTACCGATGCTGGTGTATGCGGATCTCTCGGTAGCATCAAATGGTATAAAGGAACAACACTTGTGAAGACAGCAAAAACACTCACAGTATCTGCTTCTGATGTCAATAATTCACAGGCATATACTTGTCAGCTCGAATAGGAGGAATGTAATATGGCTAAAGCGAAAGACGAGATCACCATATCAAAGATCATAGATATTGAGAAGACTGTTCGATATTATTTATTGCAGTCATCGACTGCATCAGCCCCAAATAAGCCGACTACTAATCCACCTGGAGGTAGTTGGTCTACAACGGAACCAAATTATACAAGCGGATCTACCAGTACCTTATATTTTGTAGATTTGACTGTTATGAGTGATGATTCGTTCTCATATTCGGCAGTATCGAAATCCAGCAGTTACGAAGCAGCAAAAGCCGCCTATAATAAGGCATCAAATGTCGAAAAGACAGTAACTGACTTTAAACAGACTTCTGAAGGATGGCAGATGAACTGGGACAAGATTCTGAATGGAAAAGATGCGAATATCAGTAAACATACAGACTATATCACTTTTAAGGACGGCAACATTAAGCTTGGCGATTCCGCATCCGCTAAAACACTTGAGGTAAATAACGAGAACGTGAATGTGAAAAGTGGAGAAGATGTTGTAGCCAGTTTTGGGGAAGAAGTTGAAATTGGGCCAAAAAAGAATATAAAAATCACGAAAGATGGTGCAGAATTTTTTGATTCAAGTAACGGTGGTAGCATTTGCAAGATTTATTGTGGAAACGTTCAGAGAGTGGATGATGATGGAACAATTATAACAAAATATTCGCCGTATTTTACATTCGGGTATCGACGATCAGATGAAATTCACAAAATCGGTGAATTATCGGTATCAGAAGGTTTTTATACAACGGCATCCGGTAAATATTCTCACGCAGAAGGAGCTTTAACTACGGCATCTGGATATGCTGCACATGCCGAAGGATATAACGCAAGACAATCTATGTTCGGAGCATCCGGTGATTATTCTCATTCAGAAGGTGCCAATACAACGGCATCCGGTAATTATTCTCACGCAGAAGGATATTCATCTACCGCATCCGGCAAAGCTTCTCACTCCGGTGGCTATTGCACAATCGCCTCAAAAGACTATCAAACCGCAATCGGTAAATACAATGCCGAGCGTGATGATGCGTTATTTGTAGTAGGAAACGGCGCAGAGGATACCAATAGATCAAATGCTATGGTAGTCACAGAAAAAGGAGACGTACAGGCAAATAGTTTCAACGGTCACACTATGCAAAAAGGTACGATAACATGTTCCACCAAAGCAAATACCCCAACAGCGACACATGTCGATTTTCCGAAAGAAATGGCAAGTGCTCCTATAGTACTCCTTGACCCACTTACAGCTGTCCCTGGAACGATATTCAAAGGCTGCTCAGCAACCAATATCACTACAACGGGTTTTGATTTGTATGTAACAAGAACAGACAATGGAAACACAAGTGTGAAGTGGATTGCAATTATATAATAAGGAAGGAATACAATCAAAATGACACAGATAATTGTAACTATTCTTTGTTCGGTATTAGCTTCATCAGGGTTATGGGCGTTCATTACGAATAAAGTAAGTCGGAACAATGCTGAAAAAGAATTGCTTCTTGGATTGGCGCACGATCGTATTATGTTTTTAGGAACAAGTTATATTGATCGAGATCCAGCATATATTACACAAGATGAATATGAAAATCTCAAAGTGTATTTATATGAGCCATATTCAAAAATGGGTGGTAACGGATCAGCGAAACGTATTATGGAAGAGGTTGAGAAGTTACCAATTCATTCAGAGAATTTTAGTAAAGGAGATGAAAAACATGCAGCTTAATGATAAAGTATACAACGTATTAAAGTGGATTGCATTATGCGTTCTTCCTGCGATCGGCACATTCTACTTTGCGATTTCTCAGATTTGGGGACTCCCTTACGGCGAGGAGATCGTAGGTACAATTACGGCAATCGATACTCTGGTTGGTGCACTCATTGGAATCAGCACAAGTCAGTATAATAAACTCAATAAAGAGTAGTTGAAAGTGCCTGAGTGTAGGATATTTCTTCATTATTCCTACATTTTGGGCTGAAAAGTGGCTTATTTCCTATGTTTCTTGTTTCTGTAGAGGAAGCAGCAAAGGCTGGTAAGTTCTAAAAAAGCTAGGAAATAAGCCAAATAAAGAAACGTGAAAATACCTGAAAAAGTGATTGTAACTAACAAACAACTAACAGGTAACTAACACTCGTAACTAACAAAAAACGGGGCAGCAATTATAATGATTGTTGCCCCATATTTTTTATTCTATCTTTTCAATTTCAGTGTGAAGTTGCTTCATGGTCCTGTGGGTGTACACTTTCTCAGTCACATCCTCGATAGAATGACCAACTATCAGCTTTATGATGTATTCATCCATGCCAGCATCTTTGACCAATGTAATAAATGTATGTCTTGTATCGTGAGGACGGTGGGAGAGTTTTTATTTTCCCATGACCTTATTCCAACGGCTTCTGTATTTGTCGTATGTCATGCGCATACCAGACTGACTATCCGAATCATTGAATAAATAATCGGATTCCAATTCTTTAGCCTGATCTACTCGTTTTATGATCAAATCTCTTATTTTTGGATGAATAGGAACGCACCTGTTGCGCCCTGCATCAGTCTTAAGACCGCCGAACATGGTATTATTTTCCAGATCAATATCAGCTATTTTCGAGATAGACAGTTCTTGTGGTCGCCATCCGCTGTATATACCAATTAGAATCATATCAACAACACCATAGTTTATGTTCTTCCAGAGTAGATCTATTTCCTCCGGCGTAAATGGAACACGAATGATCTGAGACTTTCCACGCTTGATGGCAATACAAGAGATCTGCATAGACTGCTTGATGGACAGATTCGGGATGTGAACGAGCTTTTTGAGGTGGCAAACCTCAAGGTTGAAGCCCCTGGAATGTTTGGAGATCCGGCAGAAGACTGCAACTGCCGGTACTGTCTCTTGCAGCGTGCCAGATGGGCGCTGGATGATGTAGAACTTGAGACTCTGAGAAAGCGAGCGGAATACTTCGGGTTGGATAAGACAAAGGATTTTGAAGAGTACCAGACGAAGTACTTTAAGGTGTCGTTTCAGATTGAGCATGAAAAAGATGTTGCTAATATTATTGATGATGGTACAATAAAATCAGGTGCAATTAGTGGGGCAAGGAACTCATTTGGCGAGAAGGCTCAAAAACATGCAGAAACATATTATGGATTGGTTCGTAGCATGACAACAGATGTTGCTAAGATATCAAAAGCTACAGGCATATCGGAAAAAGAAATCCAAGATATAAAGAATTATATATTCCTAGAAAAGCATGATTTGGGTGGAGAGAAAAAAGAATATTTTGCTCCTGATTATATGATGGCAGAATCTTGGCAGAGGTTAATGTCTGGCAAGCCAGAAAAACATGATATTACATTACTGAAACATGAAATCATGGAGAAAAAGCTCATGCAATCAGGAATGTCGCAGGAAATGGCACATATTGAGACGTCAAAGGTATATAATTATTCAAAGGAAGCAGGTGAGTTTTATGCTAAAATTAAAAAATATAAAAAAGAGTAATGGTATTATTTCGGCAGATTACGATCCTGAATGTAGTGGTGAAATTGGAAGAATATCAATAAATATAGATTCAGGAAAAGAAGTGGAGACAACAATATCACTTATGGATAGAGAATTTCCAATATATTTGAACCATGCACTTGATATATTAAGGAAAATTAAAGATGAAAAGGATATACCAGAAGAGAAGTTAGTTATGTGGTACTAAAAGTATCGTAATTTAATAGCAGTTAATTCAGACCATGATAAAAACATGGCCTTTTTTTATGCCCAAAGTCGGCTTAAGGCGATAAAACTGTGACCGACAAAGAATAACTCCGGCAAGAGTGATAACTGCCATGTGTGGCTACGATTAAAGCCAAGAAAGGATGGAACAATGGAATTAAAGGAACTGTTAGGAGAAGAATTGTACAAACAGGTACAGGCGAAGATTGACGAGAAGAACAGCACAGAGACAGACAAGCTCAAGCATGTAAGATACACAGATCTGTCCGAGGACAAGTACGTCAGCAAGGAGAAACAACGAACATATCACGATGCATCTTCTAAAGTCAATACAAGAATATTAGCAAATGATTCTTCTGGAATAGTGACAGAAGATGGATTACTTGAATTTGGAAACTTATGACGATCTTCGAGTTCTCTGTAAATTCAACCAGATGTGGCATTTTGTCCCATGCCTGACAGATTTCAAATTCATGAATATCTTTCAGAGCTTCTCATATTCGCGAAAAATACAATTTCTTTTATAAGAGAAAAATTTTTTGACAGCACGTAACGTGCAGATTTAATCTGGAAATAGCATCAGAAAGATCATAACAAACGGAAAAGTAAAATTAGAATTTGAATAGGAGACAAATGATATGCATAGAGAAGTGGAAGATAATACAGTTATATTTACAGCATTTAACAGAAAATTGTTAAGAGATTTAGAAGAATTGAGAAATCTTCTGGTTAGAAATAAACCTGAGAGAGTCATGAAAAAACTGAATGAATTAATTGAAGATACAAAGAGGGACATAACCGAATAGTTTGTAGTATGGGAAATGGTTCGCGAAAAAAACATTCTCTTTTATGAAATAAAAAATCATAAAAGCCTTTGACAGCACGTAACGTGCAGATTTAGGCTGAAGGAGGATGTATATGGAACTAATGACTTTAAGAACAATGTGTGAACGATTGAATGTTTCAAGAAGAAGTATTCAATGTTATGAGCAGGCTGGTTTATTGAAGCCTTCGGCAAAAAATAAATATGGTCATTTGCTATATGATGAGCAGGCGTTTCAGAGAGCACAAATGATTCGTTTCTTACAACAGCTTGGGTTTAAACTGGAGGAGGTAAAAGAAATTATAGATGCACCTGATAATGTAAGAAAAGATGCGATGGAAGTACATGTGAGAATGCTTGAATGTGAAACAGAAAAAATGACGGAACTTATTCAACAGGCGAGAGTTTATATTAATAGCATTAATGGAAAATCTGAAAATGGAGGGAAGACAAATGAGAAGTAAAAAGAAAATTATAATCACAACATTTATTGGGGCAATCATGTTGTTAGCAGGTTGTCACAGTGCAGGAACAGATCAAGAGCAAAAAGATAATAAAAAATCAGACTCTGAAACTGTAGAAATTGAGGATATTGATTGGAATGTAGGAGAAGGAATAATAGATGGAGACAGACATATTGTGATGAATTATGTAAATAATTCAAAGTTGGACATTGTTTATTTCGGCCTGGACTATACTGAAAAAGAGGGAATAACGGAAGAAGAAAAACAAAAGTTTTATTCGGACATAGAGAAGAAATTTAATTTGAGTGATGACGATATGATTAAAATAAAAGAAGAAACAATTGGAATGAATACAAGTGTAGAAAGATTGGTGAAAGAAGGAGATGAAGTATCTAACGTACCATGTCACTACTTTTCTGGAATTTATTATTTAAAGGATAAAGCACATCTGGAACTTATGCAGCCGGATATTGCAACAATAGAATTCGTAAGTAATGGTAGATTATATACAGAATATTATGATTTCAAATCACAGAAATACTCCTTGGAATCTGATAGTGAAGAGGCCGTACAATGGACAGAAAAAGAGATTGGAACAGAGATTGATAAGCCGGAAGCAGAAGTTATAAAAGTAACATTAGATCTGGATGATTATCTATGCTTTGATGTGTATGGAGTATCAGAGTCACAATTTGAGGAATATATAGATTTATGCAAGGAAAGGGGATATACAAAGGACGCAGATAAAGATGAGGATTCTTACGATGCGGAGCGGGATGATGGATATAGTGTTTCTATAGATTATGATCAGACAGATTGTATTATGGATGTTTCTGTTAGTAAGTAA